CCAAGCAGCGGATTCGCCTGGGCAAACTGGAGACACTCCGGCTTGCTCATACCGCGGAACTTGGGCTGCTTCCCCACGATCTCCAGCGCATGGTTCTCATAGCGCCACGCCAACTTGGCGGCGTTCGCGATGATGCTCGATGCGCCGTTCATGCCACTTGTCTTCAATGCGTCGGCAGCGCTCCGGGTGCGCCCGTCGTCGATGTAGACGAACGAGAACTGGTCGACCGGCGCGTCGGTGACGATGTACGACTTGAACGTCACCTTGCCGAAGTAGCCTGCAGCACAGCGATGGCCGAGATCCTGGCCAACGCCGTCGGTGTTGAAAATCAGCGGCTGGCCGGTAGCGTGCCACTCGCCGATCTTCATCGCGTGGTAGTACTTCCGCACGTCCGCAAACTCGGTCGGGCGGTTGACAGGTGTGCGGAACAGGAAGTCTTCCGCCATCCTGGGCGTCACGTCGTACCACCCGTTGGGAAGGGTGAGCGGCCCTGGCGGCGGACGCTTCTTGGCCTCAGCGGCGAGCGCCTCCATGGCCTCCTTGAACGCCGCCTTGCTGGCGGTGCCAAGGTCGAGTTCGACAGCTGGAGCCCAGCCGTCGCCGGTAACATACGCTGACACGATCGTAGCCTTTCAGTGCCGCAGTTGATGGCGCGATGGCCAGTGGGCACGCAGGCAAGGTGAGCTTGCCTTGATCGCTAGTCAAGCCCAGCTTACATTGCTGAGATGGACAAAGCGCTCCAGGAAGCGATCAGACGGGCCGGCACTGCCACTGAGCTGGCGCGTAGGCTGGGGATCGCCAAGCAGGCGATCTACCAGTGGGACCGCGCACCGATCATGCGCGTGCTGGCGATCGAGCGCCTGACCGGCGTGTCCCGTCACCAGCTGCGGCCAGATATCTACGGCCCCGCGACCAAGCAGGACGCCTGATGCCGCCAGCGCGACGCCCCAGGAGCCGCCAGACGGCGTCGAGGCCCCGGCCGCTACCCGACGTCCCCGATCCCCGCCAACCCCGCTCCTGCACCTTCTGTGGCTCGCCACGGGCATGGTTCGGCTACGGACCGCCGCTGACCCCGAAGATGACCTGGGTCTGCCGGGAGCACCGCGCCGAGGTCGATCCGGAGAGCGTGCTGCCGGAGTGGCTGCGATGAGCGACAGGGACGACATCCCGCTGGGCGAGCAGCTGGAGCAGCTCTGGGCAGACATGCTCACCGCCGAGGCGACGGCCCGCAGTCAGGTCCACATCGACGCCGGCAACCGGCGACGCGGGCTGAGCGACGGCCAGGAGCTGGTGGGCATCATGGGGGAGGCTCAGTTCGCCAAGGATTTCCGCCAGCCGCTCGATCTCTCTCTGAAGGTTGGCGGCGACGCCGGCTACGACTTCGTCCTCCCGCTGCGCTACACGGTCGACGTCAAATGCTTCCGCAAGGCGCAGAACCTGATCCATGAGCAGGGCAGAGTGAAGGCCGACATCTACGTCCTGGCCGGCTTCATCGATGAACCGATGCGGGCTCACCTGATCGGGTGGGAGTGGGGGCGTAATCTGGCGAAGGCGCCGGTCCGGGACTTCGGCCACGGGGTGATCAGCCACTACATCCCGGTCGGCGCCCTGCGTCCGATCGAGCAGCTGCTCGGGCGCACCATGCACCTCCGGTGATAGACATGCCGGCTTTTCGCCTGGTTTTTGCGTGTTTTGGGTGTTTCACGCCGGGTTTTTGCGTGTTTTGCCATCGTTTTGCGTGCTAGCGCCGGCCTTTTCACCGGTTCAGTCCTTCCGCGGGTCTTCCCGGTCGCGTCTGCGGGTCACTTTGCCCGCCAGGATGCCGTCGGAGATCGCCCGGTTGATGGTGCCCTGTGGCCGGTCGAACCGTTCGGCGATCGCCCGGTAGGGCGTGCCCTCTTCAGCCATCCGGAAGATCTCGGCGCGCTCCTCGTCGGAGATCGGGCGTGATTTGCGGCGCTGCTGGGCCATCCCCTGTGGCTCCCGACTCGTGGTGATTGCCAGGATAGCGCCGAACGCGAACTACGGTCGGCCGGGTCGCGCGCGCACCTCTGGTGTCGGCGCCATGCGATTGACCTCCTCGATCGACAACGGCTTGCGCCACTGCATCGTCACGATCGCACCTTCGCCGACCGCCTCGATCAGCGGCTCGTCAGTGCCGCACATCGCGAAAATGCGATCCCGGACTGCCTCGATCCTGCGTCGTGTGGTCGGGCTCCAACGGAGCACCGGCACCGGCCCGGCCCGCTCTTGCTGGCACAATGACAGCTGCCAGAGCGGGCGCCCGCCAGCGTAGACCTGTCACGTCATCCCGATGTTGCAGGTGAGGCCAGCCGAGACATCCGGACCGGCGCGCCAGAAGTGACCAGGGACGATCTGCGTGTCGGGGTCGAACACCGGATGCGCCAGGGCAAACTCGATCTGCGATCTCATACTTGCTTCTTCTCCCTCCGAAACTCGTGCTGTCGCACCGCGTGGCAGATCAGGCAGCGCAGCCACGTCCTGCCGGTCTTGCTGTGCCGGACCAACCTGCTGTTGCCGTGGTGCAGCAGGTGGCCGGCGCGGCAGCGCCTTACGCCTGCCGCCTCTCGCCCGGTGCCCCGAACGTCTCCTCCTGCTCCTTCATCTTCCACCAGACCCATCCGGGTTTGTAACCATGTGACCGGGCATACGCCTGCAGCTCCTCCTCGGTGCGCTTGGCCCGTAGCAGCTGGCGGTACGACATCCGGGTGATGTAGGCGAACTGGTCTACCACCAGCTCCTTCATCGGCGCGCCGTCCATCTCCAGGATCTTGCGCGGCTGCGGCCGGAGCGCACCGCACTGCGAGCAGCTGCGCCGATCGGCGTGGTTGCGCTGGCCGCACTGGTTGCACAGCCAGGGCTTCAGCGCGCCGCAGTTGGAGCAGCTCGGCCGCTGCGCCGGGTTGAGCACGCCGCACGCGATGCAGTCCCACGGCGCCGGCTTCACGACCTTGCCTGGCTTTTTGTCGACCCCGTCCAGGCTCCAGTCCCGCGGCTCGGTCGGCAAGCCGTGCTCGCAGCAGTTCCTGGCATGGTCGAGCACCGTGAGGTGGCCACCGTTGGCCTTCGGCCGCATGCCCCTGCCGATCTGCTGCAGGCACATGGTCAGGCTCTTGGTCGGGCGCAGCAGGATCACGCAGCCGACGCTCGGCACATCCAGGCCCTCGGAGATGATCTCGCAGGAGGTGAGAACCTGCGTGCGACCGTCTGAGAGGCCCTGGATGGCAGCGTCACGCTCGTCCTTGGGCATGCCGCCGTGGACAGCCTGCGCCCGGTAGCCGGCGTCCTGGAAGGCCCTGGCGACGTCGGTCGCGTGCTTCACCGTGACGCAGAACACCATCGCGGTGGTGCCCTCGGGCAGCTTCTTGAACTCCTCCACCGCGTCGCCGGTCACGTTCTGCGCGCGCCCCTCCAGCTGGCCCTCGTCGTAGTCGCCCGCGATAGTCTTCAGGCCAGTGGTGTCGATGGTCGCGCTCGGGATGAACACCTTGGTCGGCGCCAGGAAGCCACCGTCCACCAGCTCCTGCATGCTCGGGCCGGACACGATCGCATCGAAGTGCCCGCCGCAGTGCTTGCCCAAGCCCTTGCCGTCGAGCCGGGCCGGCGTCGCCGTTACCCCGAGCAGCCGGGCGTCGGGCTGCGCTGCCAGAAGCTTGGTCCAAGTGGTCGCGACTGCGTGATGCGCCTCGTCGATCACGATCAGGCCGAACGTGGGGAGCAGATCCAGGCGCCTCGCCACGGTCTGGATCGAGGCGACGATCACCTGGGCGTCATGGTCACGGTCCTGGCCGGCGGCGACGATGCCGTGCGCCACGCCGAGCTGGTCGAGCTTCGCGCTCGCCTGCCGGATCAGCTCGCGGCGGTGCGCCAGGACCAGCGTACGGGTGCCCTTCGCGACGGCGCCCTTGATGACATGGGCGAACACGACGGTTTTGCCGCCACCCGTGCTGAGCTGGTACAGCGGCGCGCGGGCGCCACCGCGGAACGCGTCACGCAGCCGCTCGATGTCGGCGGTCTGGTAGGGGCGGAGGGTGAGGGGTTCGGTCATGGGATACTCCTGAGGAGAAGACGTTCTTGGGCTCCTCAGACTTATGACCCATCAGGAACCATCTGTCAAGGGGTGGAGCGTGGGTCGAGCAGAATAGTCCTGACTATGTCTACAAGATTGCCCGGCAGACAGGCGGTGTCACAGGCGACAAAGCCGGCGCCAGGGCGCAGCCACACCGCGGCGCGGGTGATCTCCGCCGTGTGCGGATTGGCACCGAGGATGAGCTTGATCGGCGCGTCATCCTCGCCCACGGCATCGACCAGGATCACCGTCTCGTTCAGGGCATTGCGCTCGGCCAGCTCGGCGAGGCGCACGATGCGCAGCGGGGCGCAGTCCGGCATCCCCTCGATCGGGATCTCAGGCCCCAGGCTGGCGTAGCGGCCGATCGGGATCGTCATCGCAGCTTCTCCAGTGCAGAGCGCATCGCGTTGACCAGTTTCTCAGACCAGCTGTCGTCCGTCTCGCCCGCCAAAACGAGCGCCAGCGCGGTGCGGACAGCATTGCGCTCGAACGGCGTGAGCTGCGGCCTGTCCAGCGCCTGCTGCATGGCCGCTGCCACCACATACTGCACTGCGAAGTGGTTGATGTCAGGACCAGCCACATCGAAATGAGCGTGACCCACGTCGTCGCTGCTGCCAGGGATCGGGCGTACGCGGTAGCGGGGTCGGGCGCTCATGCGCCCTCTCCCTCGTCCAGGCCCACGAGGCCCTTGGCCGCGTCCCAGCGGTAGTTCACCGGGTCATCGCTCTCGACCACTCGGGTCTCGCGGACAGAGAGCCAGCGCCAGGACAGGTTCTGCACATTGGCCTCCGCCTCTTCGCGGGTGGCGAAGCGCAGGCCGTTGCGGCTCCATTTGCCGCTGCTGTCGGCGATCACCTCGGGCGCCCAGGATTTCGTTGTCATGTGGGATACTCCTGTGTGGGGCGGCACCATTGCCGCCCCGTCAGTTGGGGGGTTTGAGGGGGTTTGCGGGATCAGAACGGCACGTCGCAGGTGAGCTTGTTCTCCGGCTTGGGGCCGGTCACCTCGCCCCACGGCAGGCCGAAATTGCCAGCGCAGATCGGGCCGTAGCCCACGCTCACCGACCGCTCATCAGTCAGCTCGCGGCGGCAGAAGCAGCAGCTGCCGAACTGATGGCCGTAGTCGGCAGCAGCGGCGGCCGGGTTCTCGTTGAAGAAGCTCAGCGCCGCCTCGACCGACTGCGCGGCAGGTGCCTCGATCTTGCGGGACGGCTGCCACGCGCCCTTGGTGGTGATGCGGCCGTACCACACCCGGTTCTCGAAGCCCTGCGCCGCGTCGGTCTCGTTGATGCTGCCGGGCTGTTGGCTACGCTCGCCAGCCACCGACAGGCGGAACTGCAGGCCGCTCTCGGTGACAAACACGATCGCCGCCCGGCTGCCCGCCTTGGCGAACAGCGCCAGGATCTGCGGGAACGTCACCGCCGGCTGCGGGGCCGGGGTGGGTGTCGACGTTGTCGCTTGCGCGCGCGGAGCGGCGTTGGCCTGGGCGCGCTTGGTCAGCTCCTTGATCCAGAAAAGTTGCTTTTCGCTCAGGCTGCCGCGCACCTGGAATTGCCCAGCGAGGCTCTCGGCGAACGTGAGGTCACGCGGCGATAGGTGGATCAGCACCAAGCTCAGCTCGGCCAGGGCGGTGAAAGCCGGGTTGGTGGCGGGGTGGTCGCGGCGCCAGTCTTCTTGACGAACCATGGTGGGATACTCCTCTGGAGGCCATCGGTGGCCTGAGAAAAGAAGTATCTGATGGGTCATCATATGTCAACAGAAGACCGGGCTGGTGCCCGAAAATAATTTCGGGTGGTAATTTCGGGCGTCGGCTCAGACAGGGCTTGATTGATGGTTTATGATGGCGCATAAGAACTGGCGGCCACAGAGGCCGCGACACAGGAGTATCCCATGAACACCACCGTCAACATCGCGTTCACCAAGGCCGAGGCCATCAGCGCCGCCTGGGCGCTCAAGCACGACGCCGCGGCCGCCTACTGCGACGAGCGTCTCACCGTCGCCAGCACCCATTACAGCCTCGCCGCGCGCCTGTTCTTCGCCTCGGGCTACCTGTCCAAGGGCAATCTCTGCCGCCAGCTCGCGACCGCGATCGACGCCGAGGCGATCGCCATCGCCACCGAGGACGACGACGCCGCCACGGTCGCGTCCTCCGCGGTCATCGACATCCAGGCGGAGGGCTGACCATGGCCCCCGCAGCGACATTCGAAGAACAGATGCTGGCGCTGCTCGACGTGGTCCGCACCGCACGCAGTCTCACCCAGCTAGCGGTGCGCGGCGACGGCGCTATCGTCATCGGCCCGGTGGGCTGGGAGCAGCTGCAGCGTGCGCTCCACAAACTGACAGCGGAGGGCTGATGACCAGCAAGCCCATGAGCGGCGTGCCGCGCAAGCCGGTGCAGATCGCCGTCTGCGAGAAAAACAGCGAAGAGGGTGGATCTGTGACCTTGGTCGCACTGTGCGATGACAACACAATCTGGCGATGCTTCTCGATACGAGGCAACTGGTACTGGCTGCGCTTCCCACCGATCCCGGGCGACGAGCCATGAACCTGCGCGAGAAAGCCCGGCGCAAATTCGCCAAGCAGCTGGCACTCAGAATGGTGGCCGAACTGGATCGGCAAGACGCAGAGACAATCCGCGCCTGGAAGGGCGCGCGTTCCGCGTTGCAGCGTGGCTACCGCAGGCCAGTCAATCGACAAGCCGCCAAGGACTTATCACCTTGAGCTGGGTGCTCGCGGTCGGAAGGAGGCATTAGATGTGGCTGAGAGATGACGTGATCGCCGACGTCGATCGTGTTGCCAGGATTTTTTATATCAACGTGCACGACTGCAAAGCCTGGAACGCCACACGCCGCGATGGCGAATTAAGAATGTTGACGGGCTGGGTGTGGATCGCCCGCCAGGGCGGCGCATACCACCAAGGGTTCAAAACCGAGACCGTGTGCTACCGGGACTGTTGGTATGCCCTGGTGCAACAAATCGCCGCACCCATCGCAGGACGCCCCAGGCTGCGCGTGGTGGCATCAGACAAGAAGGCAGCAGCATCATGACCAGCGCACCCGGTGGCCCCGCCTCGCCCGCCCAGATCGCTCGCAACGGCCACGTCGCCGCGCTGCTCCGCACACAGATGGCGCAACGCAACTGGACCGCACGCGACTTCAACGCTCGCATGGGGCTCGAAGTCACCCACACCTCGATCTACGTCTGGCTCAATGCCAAGGGCGCACCAGGACCGACCACCCGTCCCAAGGTCGCCAAGCTGCTCGGCGTGGCCGAGGCGCAGCTGATGCCGCGCGACGCGGCGCGTGATGTGCGCGAGGCCAAGGCGGTGGCCGGCGCCACACCCAGCACCGCGGTCGCAGTGCGGCCGGCGACGCCCAGGCCGGCAGGCGATCCGCTGGTGTTCCGCGTCACCGCGAGTGGCGAAGCACACATCCGACTCGACGTCACCCTGCCGATGGAGGAGGGCTCAGTGCTGCTCCGCATGCTGCTGGATATGGGCAATGTACTGCGGTCGGCAGCTGGGGCTTGAGCGGTGAGGGTCTCATAGGACAAATTGTCACCCATGGCGCCACGTATCCTCGATAAGGTCGTTCAGATCCACCGTCCGCCCCGACAGGCTAAGGTCGGACTGGCTCCTGGCAGAGGCGGTGGTCCAGGCAGCACCGGGCAACCACCGTTTATCCCGACCGATGAGCAGCGCACCGAGGTCAAGAAGCTGGTGGCGTGTGGGTTTACGATCGAGAGTATCTCGATCATCATGACCATCCCGCACGCCACGCTGGAGCGACATTTCCCGTTCGAGCTGCAGCATGGGAAGCTCCTGGTCGATGCCAAGATCCTCGGCGGCATCGTCACCCAGGCGATCGAGGGCGACAAGACAATGAGCATCTTCTGGGCCAAGGCCCGCGGTGGCTGGCGTGACGTCGGCAAGGACAGCGACGCTCCTGGTGCCTCGGCCGTATTCGCGATCAACATCAACAACGGCCCGGAAACCAACGAGAGCCACCGCATCACCGTGACGCATCTGCCGAAGCCGGATGACGAGCCGCCATGATGGCGACCACGCTGACCCATGCTGTGGGACTAGCTAGCTGGGGATCGTGCGCCGGTCGTGCGCCGGTCGTGCAGAGATCGTGCACGGATCGTGCAGAGGAGAATGCTGATGCCGATCGTCCTGCCGAAGCAGCGCAAGATGCCGCAGAGCGTGAAGCGCCATATCGTCCTACGTGATCTTGCTCACATGCAGGCCGGCGATGCTGGCGAGAAGCTGTCACGCTCCAAGGCTGATGCGCGGGCTCGCGAGCTGGCCAAGGATACGCTGCCGCACACCGCTGACTTCTGGAAGACCAAGATCGAACCGGGGTATGAGTGATGCCTCGGGAGCCTCAGGGGACTAACATCCTTGGCGAGACGATGGCTGAGTACTATCAACGTCGCACGAACGAACGCGGCGCCGATATGGAGCACATGCTGACGGTGATGCGGTCCGCATTGGACAGTCTGGTAGACGACAACGATGCGGCCGCCGCCGAGGTGGTGTTGCGCGTGTGTCTGATGAAGTATGGACGGTAGCCATGCCCAGCCAGGAGCCACCGATCGACAACGGCCTCGACGAGCTGCTCACGGGCGTCGATCACCACCAGTGTGCCCACCTCGTGCGCGCGTTCGACATCATGGCCGAGCGGCTGCAGGACTGCACCAACAGCACCGCGCTGTGGGCTTTGGCGACGCTGCTCGCCAAGATCCTGGCCGCGGCCGCCCTCGACCCCGACGTGCTAGATGCCACCGGCCAGCGGTTCTCCAACATGATCAGGACCGCTTACCCAGCCCAGGTGAAGGCAATGGAGGAGACACGCCGGCAGGCCGAGGGGCGACCGAGATATGACGCCTGAGCGCATCAATGGCGAGTGAAGATACCGAGCTTCGTATTAAGCAGACCGAGCACGACGATGGTCGGCCATGGGGCCACATCACGCTGGATGGCGTGTGGCACGAACTGCCAAAGACGCCGCTGTTGCTCGCCGATATGGGGCCGCCGCCGTTCTGGGTGCGGCTGCCGTCAGGCGAGATGCGCGAGGTGCTCCACAAGCCGGAGTTGGTCTGAGCTGGTGGCGAGTGCTCGCGAGCGCATCGAGCAGTTGGATGCCCTGCTGCGTGAGTGCGCCGATGGGTTGGGCGAGCGCGACAGTCGCATCGAGCAGCTGGAAGCTATGCTACGCGAATGCGCTGATGAGCTGGCAGCCGAGATCGACGCACGCTACCCAAACCGCGAAGCCTACCCAAGCGAGATGCACCGATACCAACGCGATATGGATACTGTGAACCGGGCACGCGCCTTGCTGGAGTGTTAGACCGAGGGGGAACATGCTATGCCGCTCAAGAAGGGCAAGAGCCAAGCGACGATCAGTAGCAACATCAGCGAAATGGTCGACAGCGGCCATTCACAGAAGCAAGCTGTCGCCGCTTCACTACGTACGGCAGGCGTGCCGAAGAAACGCAAGGGCAAGAAGGGCAAGTGATGGCCTACGATGACAAGATCCGGCAGCACAAGAACCTAGCAATGGGAGATGGGAAGATGGCAGCAAGTGATTGTGGTTGCGACAGCCTCGCCAAGGTGAATGGTGGCATTGCCCATCCGGACGCCAACATCAGCCACACGCCGATGGATGACAGCTCGCGTGCCGGTCCGCCGCACATCAGCCGCGGTGGCGGCAAGCTGCCGGCGACGGCGCACAGCGACCACGGTCCGCACCACATTCCTAGCTAGGGAGTGTGCAGCGGCCGATCAGGCAGCTGACGAAACGCGACACGCGCTACACACCGAAGGCATCGATATCGTCCGAGGTGTGTGATCGGTGCGTGCATTGGCGCGCGCCCAATGCGTGTCATCTAGTTGCAGGTGAAATCAAACCCGGTGGCTGGTGCGATCGATGGATCAAGAGGGCCGGGACGCGCTGAGACAGTTGCTATCGCGGTGAGCGTCGTCCTGGCGTTGCCGATGTGGATGGTATTACTCATACTGTTCCGGTAGCCGTTCCGAGCGAGAGTGCCGAAACACTGGAGCGAGCCGTAGTTCTTGAGGGTGCCGATAAGCTGGAGCGAGCCGATACCAACGAGAGTGCCGATATGTTGGAGCGAGCCGCGAGAGTGGAGAGTGCCGACGAAAAGGAGCGAGCCGTAGTTGGAGAGAGTGCCGAATAGGCAGAGCGAGCCGAACGTTATGAGGGTGCCGAGACTGATGAGCGCAGCCGTGGACAAGGAGAGTGCCGGAGTCCGCGAGCGAGCCGACACTCG